TGAACCCCATATTCTCCGCTACCTGGTCTAGTTCCTGACCAGGAAGTGTAGGAGTATTTGGTTCTTCCTGTTGGTTGCCATTCTCCCATGCGTCGAAGCGTTCCTTTTGCGCTTCGAGTTCTGAGGCCAGCTCCCGATATTCGGAACTTGCCTGCGTGGATTTGGCTTCCGCATTCTTTACTGCTGTCTGGGCATGGGAAAAGGCGTCACGTGCTGATATTGTCGCCTCTTCCGGTATGTCATCCAGCGATTGCCTGCGGTAGTCAACTCCGTCCATCGAAAAGCTGGAGGTACTGGAGTGGTCACGGGAAGGGCTTGCGTTCGATCCTAACGTATTCTGGTCGAGGTTCTCGCCAAAAGAGTCGCCAAATGTGTCAGGTTCAGGTGCTGGCCCTGCGTCAACCTGTGCAGTGTCCATCTCTTCTGCCATGTTCTTTCTCCTATAATAGTCCTTCGTCCCCTGCCCTCTGTGCTTCCATGATTTGCTCTTGTGTTGCTATCTGTGCTTCCGGTCCTGAATGTTTATACATCTCTTCTTTGTTCTTCAACTCTTCCTTCTGCCACTCCCTTGTCCCTTTTACCGTATCACCAGCTTCTTCCATCTCATATTCTTTCAGAAGCTGCTTGTAGTGGTCCGGTGATTCAATCTCGATATCATACCCTATCTGTGGGTGATGTTTGGCATTGCTGCCAAGTATGGATGTCAGTGACCTCTTCTTGTTAAACCCCTTGCCCCACTGCTGATACATCCTCTTCCCACAACCACATTTCAGGTAGCGTGGTAAAGACTCCATGGGAAAATAGAGGTCTTTCTTTTCTTCCCCACACTCACACCTGAAGTCGTGTATGGGCACTATATATCTCCCAGCGTCTTCTCAAGAGCTTCCCTTGCTGCCTGCTGGTTTTTCTCGTCAAGGCCGGATAAATCGACCTCGATATTTCCGGCAAGCTTCTTTTCCCAATGCCTGCCACCTTCTGTGCGTACTCTAACGACATTATAAACGCCAAAAGTTTCCGTGGTCTTGGCAACTACTACTGCTGCTTTCTTGGCCTTCTTGGCTTTCTGCATTATATCACTCCCGCGTCTTTCTGCTGTGTCTGGATGAGGTTTGCTGTCTCCTGGGCATTTGAGCGCACCTTGCTGATGATCCCCTCTGAGCCTTCTACACTGTCAGGCTTACCCACTGCCCGTGGTCCTCCTGTTCCTGAAGCTTCCTGGCTTATCATCTCCTGGTGCATCTTTATATGCTCTTCACATAGCTGTGTCACCTGCTGCTGCTGTGCTGGAAGGAGGTTCAGGAACTGCGGCATCTGCGATACAGCCTGGGGATGCTGTACCTGCATGTGGGTATTATGGTCTTCACCTGGTATGGGATTTATCTGCGCCCCCATCATGATATGAGATATCAGTTCAAACTGTGCTGACCTGACGGCATCGAGGTTCTGCTCTTTCTTGAAGAGTCCTTCAGGGTCGGGGAAGCCAAAGGACTTTGCTGCCGTCATCCGCAATTTCTTTGGGTCGAAGAAGGGGTCTTGGGCAAACCTGTCTACAAAGGCCATGACGTTATCTCTTTGCATCTGCTCTGCAAATGGAGACATAGAGTGTGCGCCTATGGTAACGCGGCGCTTTACGCGCAGCCAGTGTGCCTGTATCGCTACCTGGGCATCTACGGAGCCGCGCTTCCTCTGGCTGACATACCAATCTTCGGGGATATATCTCTCGTCTGCCATCACATCAAAGGCCGAGGATACAATCCAGTCATAAGTATTTACGGGCAGCGACTGCATCCACTCCCTGTTCAACTCTGCCGTCGTAGCGTTTATCGCTGACTCCGTTGCTGTCCTTCCCCCTCTGGCTTCGACTTCTATGAGTTGGCTTTCATAGAACATCGCATCCCGCTCAAGCTGTATCTGGTCTGGCTGTGGCGCACCCCAATCTACGGGGGCGAGGACATCACGAACACTCCCCCCTGGGGGTGGCTGTGTCCAGACGATGCTGCTGTCCTGGGCATTCTTCAGGCTTGTGGGCAGCTTGCTGTCTCTCTCCTTGGCCCTCTCATCTCCTATGATGACGCGCTTTAGCCGTGCCAGGTTATCGGCACGGTGGGAAACAGAGTCCATAATGATAGACTCTATCTGCTCTTCATAGGAGGCTATGGCCCTGCCATAGAAGTTATCTCCCAGGTCCAGTGCCTGCGTGAAATAGGGGAAGCCCCCTCTGATAAGGAACTTTTCGGGCATCTCTCCATTTTCATCACTGGGCCTGGTATAGTCTACAGACAGTTCCTCTCCTGTTGCAGGGTCTGTGCGGCGCACGGCCTCACGCAGAAGGAAGGGGTGGCTGATGTTTTCAATGGGGTCTTTAATCCCTTTTACAAAGAACTTGCGGTGGCCCCGTATGCGGTCATGGACCTCATAGCACTTGATGATGCCTGCCAGCCTCTGTGCTTCCTCTCGCGCTTCCTGGTCTTCGGTGCGCTGTTCCGGCTCCATGTCCTGTCCGAATGTCTTCTCGAAATCGTCGCTGCCCCCTTCGCTTATGAGGTTCTTCAGTTCTGTTCGTACGTGGCGAAAGCGGCTGTCTTTCATCAGCCTCTTTATGGGGATGTCCATCTCCTCGATGATGTCTGAGGCTGTGGTATAGTCGTGAGGCTTTACGTTGGGGTCTATGAGGATCTTGAAGGGGTCTATGCGAAAGACGCAGGGGAAGTCTTCCATCTCGTTGGTGCTGGTGACCCCAAAGGTATCGTATCCTGGCTTGTTATATTCGATCTTGAACCAGGGTCGGTAGCAGAAGATGGCATCGAACAGCCCCTGATGGACTTCTACGCGGACATTCATAACCTTCAGGATGTCATTGGCGGCGACATTGAGGATATCTTCCAGACCTTCAGAGCCGATATCTTCAGAATCTTCTATTCTCACGAATACTTCAGGGTAATTAAAGGCTACGGAGGCAACAATCTTGCGAACCATGGGGTATATGCGTGATATCAGGACCGTTTCATCCTCAGCAAGGCCAGGGATATCGATGTTCTTAAGCTGGTACCTGTCGAGGTTGCTGCGCCACTCCGTATGGTGTGGTTCCATAAACTTCTTGCGGTTGCTTATGGACTTCCACCAGTGGTCTACCTCTGTGTCCGACATTTTAATTTGTTCAGCCATACCTGCTCATAGGTTTTGATGCAGAGTCCAGGATGCTGTCAATAATGGCTTGTCCACTATTGCTATGTATCCGCTGTGACGGCTGTATGAACTTCGGGGTGCTGATATTATCCAGGTGCCTGCCAAGGACAGACCCGTTATCTACGATATCGTCGTGCTTGCCACTGGGGAACCTGAGATGTTCATGAATAACATCTTCTACCCAGGGCTTGTTGGGCCAGAATACCTTGCCACGGGCCATTCTCCCCCTGTAGTTTGTGGCTTTTGCTGACTTGTTGCCTGCTGCTGACACTGTGGCGAGGTTGCAGAAGATGCGCCTTTCATCCATGCGGCTGCGTATGATGGCACCGCCAAAGTTGTCATCTACCTTTTCCAGAACAGCCTCATAGGGCTTGTACTCCTCCAGAAAGGTGACGATGTTATCGGCAATAATGTCGGGTGTGGCCTTCTCGCGCCACATATCCACACAATACCAGTTGGCGTCATGGTCTATGGCCCACGCCATGATAACAGCATAATCGCTGGTTTCCTTTCCCGCATAGGAGAGGTCTGCGGTGACATAGTATGTGGCATTGGAGGGAACCACATCATATCGAGGAAACCAGCTTTTCTGGAAATACAGACCCTCTGTCGGTACAGGATTCTGCTGGTGCAGTGCTGACCAATCATATGGTGGCATATCCTGTCGCATCTCGTCATAGTCTTCCGACGAGTAGCGACTCCCTCCTGGAGCCTCACACAGATACTGGCCGACATCCCTCCCAAGGATATCATCTTCCTCTGCTTCTGTCTTTATCTCAAGAACCGCCCACCTGTCCTTCTGGCTGTCGAGGAGCCTCCCTGCCAGGTCATCATCGTGCCAGCGCGTCATAACGAGGACAATGGCCCCAGAGGGGCTGAGGCGTGTTCTGAATACCGTATTATACCACTTCCACACCCTCTCCCGTGCCACATCGCTGTTAGCACCCTCTGGCCCAGAGAAGGGGTCATCAATAATCATCAGGTCACCGCGCCGTCCCGTAAGGGCTGTGCCTACGCCTGCGGCATAGTATCCCCCCCCATCGGTCAGGGACCATCGGTCTGCTGCGGTAGAGTCGGGGTTCATTATGACTTCGGGGAATACAGCCTTGAACTCCGGCGACTTCACCCGTGCGCGAACATCACGGCCATAATCCATAGCCCTGTCATAGTTGTAAGCCGTGCCTATGACGCTGGTCTTGGGCCTGTTGCCTACCCAGAAAGAGGCAAAGTCCTCAGATACGGCCTTTGTCTTGCCGTGCTGTGGTCCCATAAAGACCATCAGGCGGCGTATGTCTCCATCATAGACCTTCTGTAGGTGGTCATTGACAACGCTTACATACGACCATTCCTCATAGTCTTCAGAGATATACTGACGGTATGTCTCAAAGGAGTCCTTGGCTTTCTCCCGTACCAGAGCCTCCTGGAGATATGCGTTCATTGCTTGGGTGTATCTGCCAGTATTCTGCTGCGTATTTGTTCCATTGCATTCTCTGCTTCATCAACTGTGTTATAAGGAACAAGATTCCCTTTTTTGGCTTCTTTCCTCCATTTATCCAACCACGGCTTTTCTTCGGGGCTGTTAAAGGGTATCTCTTTCCCCGTTTCGGGATTATAAAATGGAACAATATATTCCTTGCCATCACCGAAAAGCTGCGTAGTTCCCAAAAGCATTGTATTGCTCTTGCCAGATGCATCCGTTCCTATCCTGTCGCTACTAATGACATCATCATGGAATCTTTTCAAGGCAGTTTTGTTTTTTGAAAAAGCTCCGGCACTGTCTGCCTTTCTCGATAGCCATGACTTAAACTGCTTGTCATCGGGAGCATTCATTGCTTGGGTGTCAGGTCTTCATAGTCGAAGAGATACTTCTTTTTCTTCTTACGCAGCCAGTTGTTAAACTCAGGATCATCAGCACCCTGCTGGTCTTTCTCCATATCCCGCTTCTTCTGGGCATGACCTTCAGGGGTATAGGGGTAATGCTTTCCTTTATACTGCGGCATCAGCTCCTCCTATCCAAATCTGCGTGTCACCCTGCCACCATATCCCGTGGCAACCTTCGCGGGACGGGCAGAATATCTACGGCCACCACCTGATTTTGGACGGCCCGTATTCATACCTTCCATAGCTTCCTGGGCTATCTGTGCGCCTGCCGGATCAGCATAATTCGCCATAGGCGTCCCGAATACCCGCTTCTGCCTGTTAATCTGCCTGTTCTTACCGTTCAACCACCGATTAAACCCTGGCATATATCCCCCTGAGTTCCACGTGGAACACTAGCAGCCACGATACAAATCCGATACCTCGATATCCAGAATGTCAGCAATGGCCTCAAGATACTGCAACGTCATACGCCTACGGCCTACCTCCATCCGACAATAATAACTCATCGAAATACCCAGGCACTCAGCCATATCCCCACACTTATAACCCATCGCCTTCCGCACCCGTCGTATCTTCCGGCGCACCTCCAGACCGTACATCATCAACCTCAATCTCTTTCAAGTCTATACCACCCGCAGACAGCAGCTCCGATAAAGACATATCCTTCAAATCTATATTCACACGCCGCGTCTCCTTACGGCGGGGCAGACTCTGGACGAGTAACGCCAGAAACCTTGCATTGTGGGCAGGGTCAAGACTGTCCCTGACTCTCCATAGTGCCGCCTCACCCGCACTCCGACACCCCGCCTCACGAAGCCTGGCAATCTCATCCTCCGGCAATAAAGACCTCTCCAAAGGGTCAGCCATCGCATCGGCAAGAGCACCATCAAGCATATCCCAAACAAGGCCACCTGGACTAGCTTTCTGTAACCGCAAATCCTCACGCCGTGCCTTCGACAAATACGCACCCATCAACGATATCTGCTAAAAAAATTACCCATAATGTTCCTGGTATGACAACTCACCAACCCACGAACATCACGCCGGAATGAATAATATCCCAACCCCCTACATATAGAACGAATAATACCCATACCCCAACATATAGACTTTAATATAAAATATCAAGCTAAAAATACCCGTGACAAACTACCCCATACCCCACTTTGTCACTCGTTCCATACCCCACATAAAAAACCCCATTCCGATCGACTTTAGCGAGAACAACCGGAATGGGGCAAGGAAACTATACACCCAGAAGCGCTACCACGCTTACCAGGCTGGTTCTAGAGATGACCCCACCATACTAAGAACAAAAAAACAATCAGTCAAGCATAACGGGACACCCCCACACCCATTATCCACATACCCGTGTCCCGCTAAACAGGGGACACCCCCATACCAATACAAACACAACCGTGTCCCCCCTTTTACCATGGGTAGTCAACCCCCAAAAATAAAGGCAACTACACACACTAACAAAAGTGCGACAACAAAAACACACCACAATATTCCTGTCACACTTCCAGCGAACACTCTAACTCCCTGTAATACCACACCCTTACACACACTGTTCGGAACCACCACCAAAACCGAACACCCATAACGAACACCCGAACAACTGTGTTACACGAAACCAGGAATTGATGCGATTTCCAGAGGGGTCATAATAGGATCGAAACGCGGCCAGGTCCGTTCGTGATCATTTGAAGTCTCGCCCGTTCCAAGTTAGCAAGCACTCACTAACATTAAGTAAGTAAGCACTCACTTACCAGGATACACACTCACTACACACCGAGTACTCAAGACCAGCTCCCTATCCAAATATACACACCGAATACACACCAGGTAAGTATCTACATTCTCTAGGCCTATATGACCACTAAAAGATATTTGTTGACATTGTCACACTCTTACCCTATTATACCTTGAGAATCATAAATCCAG